TTACCAGTAAAAGAAGTAGGAGGGTTTCCACCAGTTCCTGCTCTTCTCCATATCATTGGATAGTTTTCTTTTAGATTTTTTACATAAGCGTAATCTGGGAACTGTCTAAAGTCTGAATTGCTTAGACTGATCTTTTGATTATCTCCTGCATTTGGAAAGTTTGTTTCTTCTGGAGCTTTGCTATCTCCACGAAAATCTGTAATAACTCTTAATTTTGATATAGGTTGTGTTACATTTCTATCTGTTTTCTTATGTGTGCCATCTTCCATGATTGCCCATACATTCATAGTTGCATTTTCTTTTGATACAGAAATTACAATCCCATGTACTGTTGAAGGAGGATCTGGATCTTTATTTATTGTCCAGGAGACAGCTTGACCAACTCTTACTGATTCAGCTTTGTTGTTTTCAGGTTCTATTGAAAACTGTTGTTCATTAAGAACTTCTGCTTCTTCCAAAGATACTTTTATTTCTTCAATTATTTCAGAACTTTGCTTTGAGCTTTTAGGATGACCTGCAGGTAATAAATCTAAATCAAATGGTTTTCTAGGGAAAGAACCCTTTAATCCTTTTATAAAGGCGTTCACTCTGGCTAATCCCCACTGGGTTGCACCTGTAACATTACCTCTAACAGATTGTGGGTTAGTTCTATATGCTCCAACACCTCTTCTAAATACTGCAGCTAACATTCTGTATGTTGCTCTATATTTTGGATTTTTAGCGTTATGATCTTTTACTTTTTTCTGTAAGCTTTTTTTAACTTTGGCTGATATAGGTGCCTTCTCATCTAGGTGTGTTGGTGTCTGCACAATATTCCCTTCTCTTGTAACTTCGACAGGATGACTAGAGCTAGATAAAGTATCTTTCATTTCTAATTCTACTTGGATAGAAGCCTCTACAACTTCTTCCTGATTTTCTCTTTCGTTTTCCTCTTCCATTTCGTCCTCAGGTTCCTCTACAGGCTCTGGTTTATTTGCATATTCGTTCTGTCCTGTAGGCTCTAAATTTAATGGTCTCAAGAATACTTCATGCTCAGGTCCATAATCTAAGCCAACAGCTTTCCTGGCCTCAGCAACAGTAATCCAACCACCTGTAACTCCTGTTTGCATTCTTTTGAATACTTCGCCTTTGTCAACATCTAAAGCTCTAACTTCGTCTAAGTCGTACTTACAAAGAAGTTTATTATCTGCTGTAAAATCTGATTGTAATAACTGAGCTGTTACTTCATTAGCTACAGTTTGCCAAAGAGGAATTAACTTCTGCTCTGTAAAGAACTCTCTAAGTTCTCTCGTATTGTTGTAAGTTGCAGCTTCAAGACCTGCACCCAAACCTGCAAGAATAGCAGGAACACCTAACACAGCAGAAACTCTTTCCTCAGGCAATCTCCTAAGTTGATTAAGGTTCATTTGTTCAGGAGACCAAGAAACTACTTTTACATCCATAGCACCAGTAAGTATCATTGGAGCTCCCCTATTGCTACCTCCAAATTTTTGTTTATAAATTTGAGCAATAGATTCTGCTTCCTCTTGGCTAGGTCCACCCATACTGTCATCTTTAGGAGATAAAACTACGCCAGGTACAGCCATGTTGTGTAACAAAGCTGCTGCATACTGTCCTGCTGCTTCGTCTCCTAAGATCTCTCTTAATACACCTTTTAGTGGTGCAAAACCTTTTCTATGATTATTTGGATTTACTCCCTGTCTAATATGCACTACTTCTTGAGAAGGCAATACAACAAACTCGTTGTGATTAGTGCTATCAGGAGATTTTTGATAATACTCATAATGAGTAATAAGTTGTTTCTCATTTCCTCTTGGTTTTACAAATTGTGGGATAAGAGGAATAAGCTCAACAACTCTTCCTTGTCGGTTTCTGCTTTTAAGAAGATAAGCATCTCCTTCAGCGTTCAAAGCTAAAACTATATAATGTGCAAGTAATGATCCAGAAGTATAAGGATTTGGTCTTGTAAATAAATTAGTAACAGGGTGGCTGTCAACAGCCTCGTAGTCGTTGTTACCTATTTCTCTATAAACTTTTAATCTTGGTTCTGCGAAAGAAGTTGATAAAACATTTAAACAAGCAATAACAGCAGAGTTGCCTGTTCCATCTCCAATTTCTTTTAATAACTTATCAGGAACAAAACCTGAACTACTGTTGTATCCATAGACTTGTCCATCTAACGAATAGTTAGTTTGATTGATAAAACTCTTTTGTCCTAATTCTCTTTGAGGTGGAGCCTGGAGGTATTCTACAAATCTTCTATATCTTGACTTATTTTCTGCCATCTAGTATGCTTTCCAACTTCTTCTCTTATTTAAGTTTAATACACCATAAGCTAGCGTATCAACAATATCATCATGTGCTCCTAAGGGAAAAGTCAAAAGCTCTCGTTCAGCCTCGTGTACCCAGTCAACCATTGGATCGTCTGGAAGAAATACTTGTCCACTTTCTAGTTTAGCCGATAAAGGCATAGCTCTGCTTCGTTTATCTTTGTCAGCTCTAAGTTCTCTAACATTTAAACCTTCTCTTCTTGCAAACTGAACTATAGAAAGCTGAAAACCTGCTTTCTCAACTCCTATCCAATCTAAGTTATTTTTCTTATAAAACTTTTTCATTGCAGGAATTATGTCAGGAGCTTCCATACGCTTTCTTAACATATCAATAATAAATAATTTGTTTTCACTTGTATCGTGAGCAAATGCAGTAAAGACTGTATAGTCGGCAGTTTGCTTTGTAGAGGTTGCTAAGTCAACAGTTGCGTACTTTGGCATATTATCAAATTCATACAATACACCATCTATCTTTGCTCCACGAACTGCAGGTTGATAATATCTAAACCACTCTTGTTTAAATAATTGAGTTCCTTCATTAACAAACTCAGCTTCATACTCCTGGGCAAATGTTAACGAACCAATTTCTCTTTTAGCTGATTCTAATTCTTCTGGATCTATCGCAGGATTATCTACTGTAGAAAATTTAAATTTAGCCCAGTCTTCTCTGTCTTCTGCGTCCTGCCATAATCTATAGAACCAGTTGTTCATACCTCGTGGAGTTGATATGAATAATGCAGATCCTTTTCTTTCAGTAAGTGTAGGTCTAAGAACCTCTGTCCAAGTTTCTTCTTTAACAAAGGCAGCCTCGTCCATTACGAGGAAGTCCAAACCTTCTCCACGAAGTCTTTGTGGATTGTCTGCAGATTTAACTGCAATGAAACCTCCATTAGGAAAGTTTACAACCATGTCGCCCATTTTAACTTCAACGCCCATGGCTTCAGCAAGGTCAAACCCTGCCATCATAATATCTCTCCAACCAACTCTAGCGATAGAAAATGTAGGAGCAACCCACCAGGCTCTTTTGCCTTTCATTGCTGTTTCTATACAGAGTTGAACGCCTAATCTGGTTTTTCCAAATCTACGACCTGCACAAAGTATTTTCCATCTAGCTTCGTCATCAGCTACGACTTGTTGGTTTTTGTGTAGCTTTGGAATTTTAATAATTTTCTTCTTTTCAGAAGTACCCTCAATTAATTTACTAAATTTTAAATCTTCCATAATAATAGTATATACACCTATCTCCGAAGAGATAGGCGTTGATGGGAGGGCTTGTCAGCAAGGAAGCCGACTATTTAAGTCTACACTTCCTCGCTGTCAGTTATCAACTTATTATGGTTGTGGTGGAATAATATTTAATCCATTAGGTACGCCAAATAAAATTACATAAGCTTTGTATATATCAGACTGAGGAGTACCCATATCTTCTGATAACATTTTATTATCTTTCATATCTCTTGCAAGATATCTAAGCATGTTCATTTTGTTTCGAATTATTTCGTAAGGGAATGAAACAAATGTACCAATTAAGGGGAATCTTCTTAACCACTTAACTCCCGCTCCAACCAATGAATAAGTAGGGTAAGTATCTCTTATTCTTTTTGCAGCTTCAGGCATAGCTTCTTCTCTGGTTATGCCCTT